GCAAGACCATGAGCCTACTACAACAAATGAACGCTGACGAGTTTCGTAAACTCCTTGAGTACAAAGAAAAGTACCCGACCCTTGGCGAGGAACTGGTCAAAGCCCTGACCGACAAAATTGTTATCATTCACCTAACCGTTGCCGAGTACATCAGCCTATGCGATGCCTTGGGAATCTATTGCGCCCCGGCATTAACCCAAGTATTTCAAGCCTTCAAATCCAAACCATGACCTATCCGACTCTAATCACCATTCCCAAGAGCGACATCTGCAAGGCAGAAATCGCCCAAATCGCCCAGCAACTGACCGACCGAATCAATGAAGGAGAGGTCAACCCCATCGAGGCGCACATCAAGTTAAAGGCCATCGTAAAGGCTTTGGAAGCCACCATCAAGGCCACCGAGCAAACCGTAGCCGACGAAGCCTCGAAGCACGGCAAGACCTTCTCCGCCTTCGGTGCAGAGATAACCCTCAAGGAAGGGAGCCTTACGCCTAACTACGAGGAAGACGAAGTGTATGCCGACCTTAAATCGCAAATCAAAGCAAGGGAGGAACTGCTCAAGATAGCGTTCAGGCAAGCCGGGAAGACCGCTATCTTTGACGAATCAACAGGCGAGCAGGTTCCAGTCTGCACCGCCAAGGCCACCAAACCGTCCATAGCCGTTAGTTTTAAATGAGAAGAGCCGCTGATGCCGTAAGGGTTTACAGGTTGCTATGCGACCGCCCCTACCGAGCCAAGCAGATCGCTGAACTGCTGGGCAACAAAGAACGCTACACCTACCGGGTGCTGCACGACCTACTCAAATCCGGCTATGTCGGAGTAACCAAATCGTACTATCACAAACTCGAAACCCCAACCCCAACCATTTACAACCCCCAACCATGAAAGACGGACAAACAATCGGCCAATGGCTAAACTGGGATTTTAAGACCAATGGCAGCCTTAAAATTAAAGACAAAATTGGCAACGATATATACTTAGAAGTTTATGATGGACGCTGGCGTAAGAGTGAATACGATTCGGATGGCAATCTTATATACGATGAGTGTTCAGAAGGTATAATTCTTGACAACCGCGCCCCCGAAATCATCGAACACAACGGCAAAAAATATCAACTAATCCCCTAACCAAAACCAAAACCAACCATGAGCTACACCCCCCAACCCAACACCTTCACCCTGTTCGTCAATGATAAGGGCGACAACCCGAAACGCCCGGACTACCGAGGCGATGCGGTCCTGCCTGACGGGACTAAAATGAAACTCTCCTGCTGGCTCAAAGAAGCAGCCAACGGAAAGAAGTTTTTGTCAGGTAAAATGGAGCCGATGCAAGAGCAGACCAGCGGTAAAGTAGAGCCGATTGACCAAAAGGCCAAAGAAAGCATGGAACACCAAGCACATGATTTGCCTTTTTAGTGTAAATTTGCAGGCATACTACATTTACAATTAAACGCATCCGCTTGAAGTCGCAGCCAAGTAGATGTCAGATAAAAGGGTTCCTCAACTAACCCCCGCCCCGGCTGCTGCGACCAGTCGGGGTTTTTTTTTACCGCTATGAAGCAAATATCTTGGTTCAAATTCTCCCCAGCCGATTGGATGATGGGCAGAATATCACGGCAACCTGCCGAAGTTCAGGTCGCATTCCTACGCCTTTGCTGCGTGTATTGGAACGCAGAATGTGAGATGACTCACGACCATGCTCACTTGGAGGGGGATGGACACTTGGAGCGACTACTCACAACCAAACTCGTCGAAACCAATGGAAAGTATGTCTTCATCAAATTCCTTGATATTCAATGGGAAGAGGCCAATTTGCACCGTACAAAGATGTCCGAAGCAGGCAAAAGAAGTGCTGAACGAAGGCTCACCAAGGTTGAAGAAACCCCAACTCACGTTGAACCTATGTTGAACCTACCTTCAACTGAGGTTGAACCTGTGTTCAATAGAGAAGAGGAGAGAAGAGAAGAGGAGAGAAGAGAAAATGTGAGTGAGCAGTTCGAGGGCTTTTGGAAAGCATTCCCAAGAAAGACCGACAAGGCAAGAGCCAAGCGTTCCTTCCTACGTTTAACCAAGACCGAGCAAGAACTGGCAGTCAGCAACATTCAACGCCTCTATTCCGAAACCCCTGCACAATTCGTTCCGCATCCTTCCACCTACCTCAACGGCAAGCGCTGGGAGGACCAAGCCATCCAACGTACCCCTAACTTCGCCTACTCAAATCTAAACTCCGATGATGAACCCTTACCAGTTGTCCGCTGAACGTAAACTGCTCGGCTGCCTAATGGACAAGTTCGTAAACCGAACCGTCCTCCTGACCCAAATTCCTGAACGCCTATTCACAGGCAACAACGTCCTGCTCTACCGGGCCATTGAATCCCTCCACAAAGCAGAGCGAGAGATTGACATCGTTACCGTCTACAAATACCTCGCAGACCAAGGCCAAGCCCATGTCCTACTTGAAGGCATCGACCCCGAAGCAGGGCTTGTAAGCAACTGGAAGACATACGCCTCCGACCTGCACGACCTTTGGAAGGAGAGGGAGGAAGCGAGAATCATGGAAGAACTTGCCCATGACCGGGACATCCCCAAAGCCTTCCAACGCTATCAATCCATCCAAGCCGTCGAATCCAACGCCTCCGAAACATCTGCACACGAACTCGCCAAGGACTTCCTTGCTAACATGAACGAGGTCCGGGAAGGCAGACGGAAGGACCAAATCTACCAAACCTTCATCCGACCGCTTGACAACATCTGCACCGGGTTCAAGCCATCCGAGTTCATCCTCGTGGGTGGTCGTCCGGCAATGGGCAAGACCCTGCTCGCCCTCCAAATAGCGATGAATCAAGCCATGGCCGAAATCCCCGTCGTGTTCTTCACGATGGAAATGAGTGCAGACCAACTGACCCAGCGGATGCTTTCCAACCTCGGAACGATGGACGGCTCTGCATTCCTAAAACCCGACGAGCGTATCAGCACCGAGCAGTACCTGACCTTGGCCCAAAAGGCTGACCAACTCAAAGGCAAACCTCTCTACATCGTGGACCTGCATCAAGCAAACCTCGACCGAATCGAGGGCGAGATAGCAAAACTCAAGGCCAAGTTCGGAATCGTTGGTTTCTACCTCGACTACCTGCAACTCGTAGAGCCTGCGAAGATTGACAAACCCAAGCCCAAGATTGAGCAGATGACCAACATCAGCAAGCAACTCAAAGCAATCTGCAAGAGGCAGAAGGTCTTCGGGGTTGTTGTTTCTTCGTTATCACGGGCAACGGAAGGCAGGGCAGACCATCGGCCTATCATGTCCGACCTTCGAGAAACCGGGCAACTTGAGTTCGATGCCGACAAAATCGCTTTTGTTTACAGACCCTACGAACACGACAAGAATGCAGAGCAGGATCTTATGGAGGTCATCTTCCGAAAGAATAGGAATGGCAGCCTTGGAATCGCACAAGTCCAATGCCAACTGCCCTACACCAAAGCCAACGAATATCCGCTATGACCCCCGAATACACTCTCCAAGCCGCCTGCGTCAAGTTGTTCAAACTCCTAAAGCCCCACGAAGAAGGGCGGTTGTTCCTAAACCTAAACAACCCACGAAGCCGAACGAACGGTCATTTTCTCAAAGGCATCGGCCTGACCGCTGGAGTGGCCGACATGACCTATCTATCGGACAAAGGGGCCATCTTCCTTGAGTTCAAGGCCAATAAGGGCAAGCAGTCCCTCTCGCAGAAGTGGTGGCAGGGAGTGGTCCAAGAGGCAGGCTACCGATACGAGGTCATCAGGAGCGTGGAGGATTTTCAAAACTTAATCACTCAATTATGATAGTCATACCAATCACAAACGAACAAAGGGTAAGGGCTAATGAATTATACGATTTTAAAGTTTTAAACAACTCAATTACAAGCGGTAAAAGCAATATTTACGGGGCCATTGGAGAGATAGTTGTCTATGATTTTTACAAAAAAAGGGAAGCAAAAATTGACAATGAGGCAACCTATCATTATGATTTAATTATCAATGATTTTAGAATAGACGTAAAAACCAAAAGAACAACCGTTTATCCTGAAGAGCATTTTTTGTGCAGCATTTCAAATCATAATATCAACCAAGAATGCGATTTCTATTTTTTTGTTAGGGTCTTAGAAGATATGCGAACCGGGTTTTTATTGGGCTATAAATCAAAGGATGATTTTTTCAAGAACGCTCAATTTAATGAAAAAGGAAGTACCGATGTTAATGGATGGGTTTTTAAGGCCGATTGCTGGAACCTTCCAGTCAAAGATTTAGATAAATTTAAAAAGTAATTACAACCAATTAAACCAAACAACTAAACCCCCAAAACATGAGAAAATTAACTTTAGACCACAACGGCCATTGCGTCATTGACGCAACGCTTGAGCATACTGGCTTTCAAGGAGGCCACGCAGGACACGGAGGATATGTGGCTATGACCTTTCAAGATTCAGGGTCAACATCAATGGAATGCTATGTGAACGACGACACATCAAGGGTTGAGCCAGTAAAAAAGATTGAAATGGTTTTTAGAGGCGACGACGAAAGAAATGGCTTGATTAAGATACTCAAAGCCTTTGTAAGAGAATTAGAAGAAAACCCTACCTGTTAGGTCGCAAGTGTGGAATAGTTGTGTAGATTTGTTCCATGGCCCGACTGCTACTACTGCTCCTGCTGACCGCTTGCACCAACGACCGCCCTTGGAGGGTGATTGAGGTCCGGGCCAAGGGTAACGCCTGCGAGTATGTGCTAAGCCGTAGCAACGGATTTGGTCCACAGGTCAAGACCCTGACTGATTCGTGTGGTGCGTACAAACTATTTCAAACCTTAAACCTATGAAAGTAACAGATTTTATTGGGGCAAAAGCCACCTATGACGAACGTGGACAAACCATTTGGGGTGTAAGCAAAGACGGCAAATATCAAAAAATTGCCGACGTGAGAGGATGGGGGGCAATACAAAACCTATTTAAAGCCCCCGGCGGTTTAATAGATGAAGATAAAGCAGCAAGTTTTCAAGACGAATTAGGCAAATGGATTGTTGATGCGATTAATGAAAAATTGCAGCGTGAAGCCAACCAAACTATACCCAATCGGATATAATTTATAGAAAAACCCAAAATTTATACTCATTCGGGTATAATGTAAAGAAAAACCCAAAAACTATACACATTCGGGTATAATCGTCAGCCTACACGCTGACCAAACTCCCCCAGCGTCAGCCTATAAACTGACCAACCAAACCCCAACCCCATGAAACCAGAAATTGAAAACTTAAAAGCACACATGATAAAGTCGTCAAGCTTAACTTCTACCAAAGGGTTGGCACTTGATGAATTTTACAAATTAATTGATTATGTAACTGAACTTGAAAAATTGAATTTTGACAAATTGCTTGACGATTTTCACGAATGGATTGAATTAAATGAATGGGAATTTTGTCCTGTGTCTTTTAATGGTGCAATAAAATACAGATGGAGTAATGAAACATACTCTCAAGCAACTACTAAAGAATTGTACGAGATTTTTTTAAGTCAAAAATGACCGCCAACTTCCTTATTCGTTAACCTTAAACCCCAACCCCATGAAAACCACACCAACCGATTTCCGACGCTGGCAACTGCACATCCGCAAGGAATGCGTCAACTGCAACCGCCCCGACAAAAGCGAAACCATCAAGGCTTGGTCCGTCAACTGGACCCTGCTCGGTCGTATCCTCCAAGCCAAAAACGCCTGACGATGGAATGGGTAAAATGCTTGGACCGGATGCCGGAACCTTACGAGCCTGTCCTGATTTTTACGACCGACATGAATCAAGCCTACGCATGGCTGGGCGATGGCCGTTGGTACTACGAGCATCAAACTTGGTTCCTAACCGAAGTGAGCCATTGGATGCCTCTACCCCCAAACCCGTTTTAACATGGACCTAATATCACGCACCATCCTCGGATATACCGCAGAGGTCGTCGGAGTCAGCCCCGATGATATATTGAGCGAAGTCAAGACCCAAGAACTGGTCCTTGCTCGCAGCATCTTCGCAGACATCGCCTACTCGGAATACCTCTACACCTATTGCCAAATCGGGCGTATCATCAAGAGGAACCACGCAACGGTCATGCACAACCTCGAAATCCTTGCCAAAAACATGAGAGCAAGGCCGGACATCAAGTTTCTTCGTACACAAGTTTTGAACAGGACACGGGATTTTTTGCAACATTAGCGAGAACCCCCTCCATCTTTGCGTGAGTGAACGCAGAGGCTACCATCCTTGACCTTTATCGAAGCGGAGAAATCCGCAAGGCTTGCCTCACCATTACGGGTGGCAATCCGCTTTGGAAGGACCTCGAACAAGAGGTCGTCCTGATCCTACTGGAGAAAGACCCCGACAAGATTACCAAGATGCAGGTCCAAGGGTACCTGCGATTCTACATCGTTCGTTTGATAATGAACCTGTACCGGGG